AGACACTGCGACTAAATTACGATTGTTTATTCTGTTAGTGATATCCTTCTTCACGACGTTATTCATGATACCACTGGTAACACTCGCTACAAGCGCTTTATTATTTTTAGAAAGTTTTCGGTTGTTAACCCCGTTGGTTCTTAATGCCATTTGCTTGTTAAATTCAGCATTGGCATTGAACCCATTGTTATTGTTAACCCCAGCTACTACAGCTTTATTCACGTCCTTGTTAATCTCATTGAGAATCTGATTGGCTACGATATTAACATCATTATTGTTGTTACCAGTTCCAGCGATGACCCTGTTGTTACCAGTTCCAGCGTTGACCCCGTTGTTACCAGTTCCAGCGTTGACCCTGTTGTTACCAGTTCCAGAATTGACCTTGTTAGGAGGAAGAGTGTTTCCACCTATACCCGCATTAGCTATTATAGGTGCGTTTGTCCCAGCATTGGTAGATTTGGGGCCGTTAGTATTGGTGGTAGCGGCATTTTTCTTGCACCTACCCATCATTCGGTTCATCATTCCACACTTCTTAGGAGCATTGGCACCAGCGGCAACCGCAGTAGCACCAGCAGCAGCACCAGCAGCACCAGCGGCAGCGGCGCCGGCAGCTGCGTTCTTCTTCTTAAACATCCAGTTAAACATACCAGGTTTCTTGGGACCATTAGCAGCGGTGGCTGGAGCATTACCCTTGTTCAAGAACGCGGGTTTACCCTTAATTGCGCTACCACTGGGGGCTGCTGGTGTGTTACTCTTATTCAAGAAAGAAGGCTTCTTCTTGAAACCATTCCCAAACTGAGTTGGGGGAGGACCCGCATTGGTACCAGTAGAAGTGCTCGCAGTTAAGAAAGCAGGCTTCTTCTTATTCTGAGTTGGGGTGATGATCTTGTTAAAGCTCACTTGATTCCCAGAATTGGTACTGGTACTGGCATTTGTTTGACTTACAGAGTTATTCTTAGAAGCAACAAACGATGGTTTAAATTTCAGCTTATTTGGAAAATTCAAAGAGGTGGTACCAGTGTTTTGATTCGTCTTAAATTTCAGGCCATTTTTGTTACCCGAAAGATTCACCGAATTATTGTTGTTACGGCGATTATTAGCAAAGTTGTTACCACGGTTATTGTTATTGTTGAAGCCATTCTTCTTATTGGCATTAAAGTTGTTGAAGTTCGAGTTTCGGTTCTCGGTGTTGTTGAAAGCAGAATTATTGTTGAAATTTCTACGGTTGTTATTGGCTGCTGTGTTGTTCACTGCTGTGTTGTTACGCACTGCTGTGTTGTTCACTGCTGCATTGTTACCCGCATTAGAAACGTTCTTGGTTATGAGACGCTTACTTACGATCTTGATGGGCTCACGAATCTTCATATATCTGAGACGCTTCCCGATCGCATCAACTAACTGCTTTTTGGTCTTTTGCTCAATTTGAGATGTGAGACCAACCTTACGTGCAATTCTTTTGAGATCATTACGCTTCGTGGTAGAGTCAAAAAGTAACTCGTAATCTAAATGTTTTAAGGGAGATGCACGATCGACTAAATACGTCCGATCGGCAGTCATAACAAGAGGGGGTAAGGGTAACTTTCCACCACTAATATTATTGTATGCGTCACACATCTCTTTCCTTGTGAGTTTAAGTTCTTCCCCAGTTTGCATCTTGATTGCTTTTCTGAGGGTCTCAATGTCAGCGTCTGGATCACACGCCTCCGTCATTTATATTAAACTAACAAAAAAAGTACTAAGGAGATATGAACCCTATATTGTACAATTTTACTTTTTCTTCGTATGACATGTTAAAATTAAACACGTTTGTGTCACGGACATTTATGTCTATAACTTCTACTGGTATATTGTATTCTATTCTGTTTTTTAGAGATGAACGAACTAAACACTCTACGTATTGCTTGGGTGTTTCAATGCTTTCCTGATATATGCGATCCATCTTAATTTTCATACATGATACTTCATGTGGTTTTTTATCCAGAAATGGATTGATTGGATATTGTTCTTGTGTTCCACCATCTACATATGTTTTACCATCATACTTTCCACAAGCAAATATAAGGGGTACCGCCATACTCATACACACTGCGTCTATAACTTTCATATCTGGGTGTGTATCTCGTGAGAAATATTCAGTTTCATTTGTATTTAGACAGAATGCCGATATATGAATTTTCATATCCAACTCCCCAAATGTGGGATCACATCCACATACTTCAACTAACTTCTTACGAATTGGAGACATTGATACAAACCCAAATTTATTGAAAAACGAACCCAAACGTATCTTGACAAAATTTGGGATATCTAGATCGAGGGATATTTCTAAAATTTCATCTACAGACATCCCCAATGCTAAGAACAAAGCCAAAATTGCACCCGCTGAAGACCCTGAAATCTCTTCAACATCCGCCAATTGAGATTCACGAGCTTTCAGACACCCTATAAGAGAAAATATAGCCATAGACGCCGGCCCCAAGACTAGATACTTCATCTTCTTACTTAATAGAATTGAGGAAATTGCCGACGTAAAAGCGCGAAAATAACGGCAAAAACTATCGCATGAATCATTACCGATTCTACACTGGTCTCCCCCGACATGTAGACACCCTTGGAACCTGGGGGGAGGCTCAGAAGAAGACCTGGACTGAGAAGAAGGAATAGGGAGGTGGTTACGAGAAGATCTGTTTGTGTAAGCACCAAACCCATAACCTTGGCTATCGTACTGTAAACGAGGAAGAACACGAGGGCGTGAAAGAATACAGACATTTGATCTGTTTTTCGGTTCATGTAAGACAGTTTTGAGCCGTCGGTAGTAACCACCATACCGGGACTCAGCGCGAGAAAAAGCGCCGCAGGTACTGCAACTTTCTGAGTAGTAATATCAGGTAACATTTACAATATACACATATAATTTTTAGCGTAATCTAGGAAATCGTTAAAAGTTGCATCCCTCATCATTTCTTCATGAAGACTGTTATCATTTACGGTACGCCTGACATGTTTCCAAATATGAGCCAGACGTTCCTCATACCATTTAGTCTGTTCCTGGTATTCCCAAGTAACTCTTTCCCGGAGGGGGTCATGTTCCATGAAACAGAATTCAACAAAGTCGCAAAACTTTCCTGAATGTGTGATGTGGGCGTCGTACAAGAGAGTATCAATCTTGTTCCACATCATGTGTAATTCATCTGAGTATTGGACTTCCCAGTCTTCGATATTCAGAGGAGTGTTTTCGTGATTAAAATCATCGTCGTCACTGTCATGGGCATCAAACCCGATAGTAGCTTCGTCGACGTATTGGCTCCAAACCATTGTGTATGTTTACTTATCTTCTTTTATGGGCTTATCTTTTATACCTGTTAAGGAAATAGAAGTTGATTCTTTTACCTTAAGGTTATCTTGAATTGCGTTTAAAGCTCCTTCAACTTTAGCTTCGTCACCACTGAAAAATTTACTGAGTCCCTCCTTCACAGCATCCTTATTAATACCAGCCTTCCGCACACTTTTACGAATACTGATCTTTCCCTTCCGAAGGTTAATTGTATCAATACCCTGATCTACCATGTGTTTCTTAACACTCTCCTTTAGCCGTTTCTCCTCCTGGTTAAGGACCTTGATATCAGATTTTGCTTCAGACAATTGCTTAGTAAGTTCCACGAGCTTAGAAACGCTCTCACTCAGATCGTTTGGTACAGATGTCATTTAAATGTTATTCTTTTCAAATCTTTAAGCGCACAAACCACGTTGCATGGTGTCGGGAGTAATAGTAGAATTGTTCCAGACGAAAGGTGACTTGGGGTTAGGGGGGTCAGCCCTGATCTGTTGGTTAGCGTTTCTGAGAGCACCACCGATGGTCTCGGGGTAGCCAACCTGAGCGCGGGGCTCGAGGAAGTTCTGACCCTTGAGGACATCTTCTGGGGCAAACTGTCCAAAGTCCTCCTTGGAGGCCACCTCACGGGGGAGAAGGGAGGACGCAAGACCAGTACCCTTCTGCATACCGGTAGTGGCAGTGGAAGGACCAGTGGTGGCGGTGGAGCCGAACACACTGTACTCCTTCTCAGTGATGGAATAGTTAGAGGACTTGTTCATGACACAAAGGAGGTAGATCACAACAGCGATGGCAGCAAGCATCAAAATTTGCTGAGTGCGACCCTTCATCATAGTTTATATATAGTTAACAAATTTTTTTTATTTGGTCAGAATATCAATTCGTTCTTTGATTACCTTCTGAGGTTCCACTGGAATTTCAGATTCTGGTTCGGGAACAATCTCGGGTTCAGGCTCCGATTCAGGCTCGGGCTCGGGCTCATCGACGAATGCGTATTCGTCTGGGTAAACGTCGGTTACTGGTTCATCCTTGACTGGATCGTCGTGAAGACGAACCTGGACAACATTCCAATGTCCACCGAAAGCCTTTTTGGCGAACCATAAACCAGCGAACTCGACAAGTATATCACAGGTCTTTTCGGGCTGGACATTCTCAAATTCAAGAGGTTCCTTTTGGGTATTGAAAACGCGGACAGGTGGGTCAGTAATGACATCCACAGTCATCTGATCATTATTCAAAACACTGCTATGGGCACCGTTGATAACACGCTCAGAAAGTTGCTTACCAAACCATTCAACACAGTTCTCGTGAGCGGCAGAAAGGTTCATATTTTCAATGTCGGTTACCTTTTTGGTATTTACCTCCGAATTGAGGTCAAAAATCATTTCGCCTGAGACTTCGGATACGGTTACACCATTCAGTTGAACGAGGCATTTGCGCTTTTCGTCATTGCAAGCCTTCACAAAATAAAGGCCATCATCGCCTTTGGCTGGAGCGTTATAAAACATTATGATATAATTATGTCTCACTTCTTTAACCCAATAAAAGGTATAGCGGCAGCGTCATTTAAAACTCGTTTGTTTATCCAATTATCTCGGTTGGCCTTGTAACCATACAACGTCTTGGAAGTATTGACATTTTTTGGTAAGGTCTTGGCCTGGGTAGGTCTTAGGGAAAATTCATTTTTAACGTAAGCGTTATTTTTGACATTCTTCCATTTTAGGTTCTTCAAATTGAAACGTTGATTACCATGTGTCTTCTCGAAACCTTCCACATTTATCTTGTTATTTACAGGTTTTAGACCATGAACAAGTTGTTTAGATAAGCGCTCCTTGGAAGGTTCTGTAGTAAACTTTGAGTACTTACGAGGATCCACCTTCTTAGCCTTCTTAACATTCACATTCCTATGTTTTGTCACAGACTTCGTCGTTTTGGAGACTATCTTACCACGAACCTTCTTGAATGCTGACTCCATGGAATCTGCGCCAGTAACTCGTTTGTCAAATATTCTAGCGAGTCTGATCAGACGGAGGCGATCTTTACCCTTCTTTTCCGGTCTCAATCTTAACTTCTGCATCAAGTAAATATCCTCAATCAGGAATTCTTTACTAGCTATGTAGAGCTTTTGGTTATTTATCATCTTACCTGAGATTGCGTCTCTATAAATGATACCCTTACGCTTAGTTTGAGCAACTTCATACCCAAACTCATTTGGTCGCATGAAGGGGATGTCTAGAATACCACCTATATTCTGTTCTTGAATTCTACCAGTCGCTGGTGAAAAGAAACGTATATTCAAATCCAGTGCGAATAGCTCTACATCTATAAACACATCGCTTTTGGAAGGTTTATTTGTAGATCCACCTTTCTTCTTCTTAATCAAAGTGTACCGTCTAGTTACATATGGCCCTGTTTTACTAAAGCCGATACCCATGAACTTGAACAATTTACTATACTTTTCTTGGAATGACATAATACGCTTTTTGATTCGTACGTTGAGATTTTTCGCGTGTTTACCCAACATATCCCACAAGAGTAGTTTGAGAGCTTGAAGTTTACCAAAGTACTTGGTATTTGTTTTCATGAAAGGAACAAACTTCGCGTCAATATCTGTAGTGACTATACGGTCATTGAAATCTACATAATAATTAAACGCCTCACCACCACTCACAATGAGATCACCAGAGGATTTAAGACTTTGGGTAAGATTTCCAATGGTGTCAAGTATTATGTCTCGAATGGAATCTGTTACCAATACGTAAACCATTTTCTCCAAACTTTTATCAGAAAAATTGGCACGCAGACGCTGTCGGAATTTTCCCAGATCTCTCTGTTCGTTCCTGTCGAAATATTTTTTCAACTTTGCATCTTTGAAAAGTAAATTTTCATTTACAAATTTTTCAATGGTACCCTTCGAGTAACTTTTCTCGTCCATTAATATATTAGGATATAATAATATGGTCTGCAACGTTATCGAAGAATGTAGGTGCTACGCCTACGATGATGTGAGAAATCCTAAAAAGGAACAATTCTGTGGTGTTCGAAAAGGACCTCATGTCATTCCATGTCCAAAGGACTGTTGTGCTGGTGGATGCCCTGGTAAGATACCCAAACAACCATTTAGGATAATCAAACGCCCTCACCCAAAAAAATCTGAAAAGGGACTCAATCAAATGACCATAAAGGTCTTAATGTATTTAGCCGTAATTTTGGTTTGTATTTTCCTACTACTTCTCTGACTTAAAGATTAACCACTTAAATAAGATATAATGTCTCTCGAAACCATTCAAACTGAAATTGCTGCTCTCCGTGCTGATGTCAAGTCTCTCGTTAAGCTCGTTCGTAAGGTGAAGAGCGTCCAGGACGATCCTACCGGTGAGAAGGCTAAGGCTCGCGCCGCGAACAATGGTTTCAACCGAAAGCAAGAAATTACACCTAAGTTGCGTGAGTTCCTGGCACTTCCAGAAGCCGATCTCATCTCTCGCTCTGAGGTTACCAAGTTTGTTAATAAGTACATTATTGACAAGGGTCTCAAGCACCCAGAGAACGGTCGCCAAATCATCCTTGACGACAAGCTTCGCGATCTCCTCGCCCCTCCCGCGGATGTTGTTGTGACGTACCTTAACCTGCAGAAGTACCTCTCCCCGCACTACATTAAGAAGGCTTAAAAAATAAAAACATATAATAATAAATCATGGTAACTTTCGTTACTAAACCTCAAATCGAACAACTTGTTGGTACAAAGATCAAAAATCTTGATTTGTACCAAAAGGCTTTTACACATAAATCTGCTCTCAAGGAGTATGAACAACTAAACGAATCATTTGAAACTTTAGAATTTATTGGTGACTCTGTATTGGGTTTTGTTATAACTAAATTCCTGTTTGATCAATATGAGAGTAGACAAGAAGGTTTTCTCACGAAAGCTCGTACGAAGTTGGTTCGTGGTGAAACGTTAGCGAATATAGCCAAAATTCTTGGTCTAGAGAAGATGGTCGTGATGGATGAAAAGGGTATGCGTAATGGTTGGAATAATAACCCAAAGATTTTGGAGGATGTCTTTGAAGCCCTCATTGGGGCTCTCTACATGGATTTGGGACTCCTCCACGCAAAGGAGTTTGTTCTTCGAATCTACAACGACCCCAAATATATTGATCTGAATCTGATTATGATTGACGACAATTTCAAAGATCATCTGATGCGCTATTGTCAGCTCAATAACTGGCAACTTCCTGAGTACCGTGTGTCTGGGCACCACGAAGGGATTTTTTACATTGACATCTATGTAAACGGTCAATTTATGAGTAGAGGTGCGGCAAAAAGTAAGAAGCAAGCTGAGCAAAACGCAGCTAAGTTATTCTTCGAACAGCTTAAAAAGTATAGAAATTAAATATATAACATGCATCCGAATGTTAAAGCAGCGTTAGAACGAGAATATGCGGCACAGAAGTCGGAAGAGTGGCTTGCTCTTCGTGGTAAAATGTTGACTGCTTCAGATGCCGCCACAGCTATAGGTAAAAACAAATATGAAACACCCGAAGGTCTTCTTCTTAAGAAGTGTGGTCTCGGTGAAAAGTTTACTGGAAATGCAGCCACTCGTCATGGCGAGTTGTACGAAGATGAAGCGCGCATTCTATATGAAGAACGACACAATGAAGTCGTACACGAACTTGGTCTTTGTCCCCATCCAGTTGAAAGCTGGCTTGGTGGAAGCCCTGACGGTGTAACCGAATCTGGAAAATTGGTCGAGATCAAATGTCCTCCCCAGAGAGCAATCATCCCGGGAGAGGTACCTGAGCATTACATGCCACAGCTCCAACTTTGTATGGAGATTCTAGATTTAGAATCAGCAGATTTTATCCAGTACAAGCCTGCAGCTACGAATTGGCCTAAGCCAGAAGAATTTGATGTGGTTAACGTTCCCCGTGATCGTGAATGGTGGAAGACTTACCTCCCAGTCATGAGAGAATTCTGGGACAAAGTTCTCTATTTTAGAGAACACCTAGATGAACTTCCACCACCTAAGTTGAAGAAGACTAGGAAGAAAAAACAAGTTGAACCACTACTTTGTGAGATTGAAGCTCACCCCGAAGAGGACTTTTTCCATGAAGATTGAAGGATTTAACGGACGTCTATTTGCACCCTATCAAAGAGATGGTGTCAAATGGATGCTTGAGATGGAAGCTCAAGCATCTGGACCTAAAGGAGGATTTTTATGTGACGAAATGGGTCTGGGTAAGACTGTGCAACTTGTGGCTACCATACTTGGAAACCCACGATCACGCACTTTGATCGTCGTGCCCAAATCTATTATCACCCAATGGGTTGAAGAGATTAACCGCTTCGCACCCAAATTGACAGTCGCAGTTTTTGACGGACCTGACCGAAAAATTGACTGTGACGCGGATGTAACGATAACACCTTACACTTTGGTGTCATCTAGGAAGAATGAACCAACTCCATTACATCGCGTTTTTTGGGATCGTGTAATTCTCGACGAAGCACACGAAATCAGAAACAAGACTTCTAAGACGTTCAAAAATGTCTGTAATCTGAAGACTGATATCAAGTGGCTTGTCACTGGTACACCAGTTTTCAATTCTATGGAGGATTTTGTAACTCTTTGCACATTTTTGGGTATTCCCAAAAACTTTGTTCAAGGGAGAACCAAGGAAATCAAAGATATTTACATCCTCCGTAGAACAAAAGAAGATCTGTCAAAAATCAATGAACGTTTGACTCTTCCACCTTGTTACTTTGAGAATGTGGAACTTGACATGTTTCAAGATGAAAAGTCACTCTACGAGTGTGTCTTTTTGGAAGCGCAAGAGACTATCCAAGAGGCTTTCAGACACGCACAAAGTCTCAACTCCAAAAATATGATTATTTTGGAATGTCTTCTTCGTGCTAGACAGTGTATGATTTGGCCACAGATGTATCTGAACGGAGTTGCTAAACAGAATGAGACTGTACCCACAAAATGGAAGGGTAGGTCAAACAAGATGGAGACCCTCTTCAGACTACTGAAAGAACACCCAACTGAGAAGTCTCTTATTTTCTGTCAGTTCAGAGGTGAGATGAATTACATTCAGTCTCAACTCGACTGTCCAGTTTTTAGGATTGATGGTTCAGTTCCAAAGGAGGAAAGGGTCAGGCAGATCAATGGATTTAAGAAGATTGAATCTGGTGCTGTGTTTATCATTCAGATCAAGAGTGGGGGTCAAGGTCTCAATTTACAAGAAGCGACACGTGTCTATATTACAGCACCAGCTTGGAACCCAGCAACAGAACTTCAGGCGATTGGTCGGAGTCATCGTACTGGTCAAACCCAGTCGGTATATGTAAAGAAGTTGGTATACAAGGAATGTTCACGTTTCATCAGTGTGGAGGAAGAAATGATGGCTTTACAAGGTCATAAATCTTTGGTGTGCTCAGAAGTTCTCAATGATGATCGGGTTAAAACCCAAATTCCTGTAAACAGGACATCAGCCAAAATTTCAATTCTGGACATCAAGAAAATTTTCCGTGCTTAATATAAAAATGACTGTTGGTTCTCGTGCGGAAGTTTTCCATGGTAACGCTGATAAGACCCCCGGTGGTCTCTCCAAGAAAGATCTCATCATGAAGGATGGCCGCGTTGTTTCCAAGGCGGCGAGTAAGGCTGCCCTCGCTCGTATGAAGAAGGAAGGGAAGAAGGCTATGGTGAAGGTGTTCAAGCCCAAGAAGTCGGGTTTCAAGCTTCAGCCCAAGAGTGGTACCGTTGAGTACGAGAAGAAGATTGCTAAGATGCAGTAAAATTTTGTCTATATACTATAAGAATGTCTCTCAAGCGCTGGGAAGACTCAGTGAAGATCGCTAAAATTAGACTAGGTTTGGACCCTAAGGATTTTACCAGAATACAGGGTAAATTACTTAAGGAGGCTCAGACGATATACCGTATTTTGATGTTGAATAAAAATGTCAGTAAAAAGTAATAATGGCTTCGAACAACCAAGGTCAAGGTCCCAACAATGCCGCACGTAACCCCAATGTTGCCGTGAGAAACAACAACCGAGGCAACAATGGTAACAATAACAAGAAACCTAACAATGGTAATGGTAACAAGTTACTGAATGGTTTAACCAAGGGTCCTAATAACAACCGTGGTAATAACACCAAGAACAACAATGCTAGAAATGGTAACTCTGCGATGGCTCGTGCTCGTGGTAAGTCTCTAGCTGAACAGGCCCAATCTCAAGGGTATGCGATGGCGCAGAAGTCTCATGAACAGGCTCTCGCCATGGTTCAACAGGCCCAGGCCCAAGCCCTAGAGAAGGCGAAGCAGGTGGCTATCGCGAGGGGTCTTCAATTTAATGCTAATGTACCTACCAACTACCTGGATTCTCAGGGGCGTCGGATAATGCAGGGAGCGAATGGAGGTTCATATGTAAACACTTCGAGTGGTCGTAACTACAAACCCACTCCCGCGTTTCTTAACCAAATGGGAACTAATGTAGTTTCTCAGGTTGCTGGTAACCCACCTAATTTGGCCCAAGCCAACTAAATAATAATATGGGTATATAATAAAAATGGGTTTCGGTGCTATGGCAAAAATGGCCGCGAAGGCTGCCGCGAAACAAGCCAAGGCTGTGGCCAAGAACGCTGCTAGGGAGGTGGCTTCCGATATTAAGGGTGCGGCCAAGAATGCCGCTAGACAACAATTTAACAAGGCCAAGTCCGCCGCCGTGGGTGCCGCGACTAACCAGATCACCAGGGCTACCGGTGCTCTTAATCAGGCACAAGCGAGGGCTGCACAGCAGATCGGTGCTGCTCAAATCGGTGTCCAAGCTGGTCTCCCCGTGATGGCTGGTCCCCGTGGAGGTAACTTCAGGCTTAATGTCAGGGGTCAACGTCTTCCTGTCTTACCTGTTAGGCGTTAGGTAGAACAAACTGAAATCCCTTAAGATTCTGGGGTTCGTAAACAACAAGCTGGTATAATTTCCAAGTACAACCAAACATCCTGTTCAAGAAATACACGCTATTGAGTTCAACAATAGCATGACCAGAATTCCTTGCATAGAGACCGTTTGTAACCACATCCTTGATGGGGTTCTTATCCGAATTGTAGACTGTAGCTTTAATAGTATCTTCCATATCAGTGTCAACCTTCACACGAAATTTCGGTTCGCGTTCAGCAGACATCTTGAGATTAGAATTGAACATTGGTTGAAGCTCCTCCTTTGTCATTGGCTTACCAAAGATTACATCACTCTGTTCAACGACGGAATCAATAATCAGATTCTCAATTTTTCGTAGAGATTCATAAAACTTTTTCATGTAACTATCGTCCTCGTCATACCCCTTCACAGCAAAGTCAATATTATACTTTGTCTGACCTACCTCCGGTGTAAACCCGGAAACCCCAAATGGCATATACATACGAGGGAGTTGTACACGGAATGGAGTTCCCTGTTTTGTACTAATGACAATTTTTCTGTTATTATATTCGTTGATCTGAATGTTTTCAATTGTTTTATCCATCAGTTCTAACCATACAACACTTGTAAACTTTAAGCCGAGCAAGCCACACAATCTGGCTCCAAACTGAACTGGATTGGTCGAGCCTTAGCCTTAGATCGCAGATAATACATACCCGTCTTAAGACCAGATTTCCACGCATACATGTGCATCGATGAAAGTTTGGACATAGTCGGACTTTCCATGAAGAGATTCATGGACTGACTCTGATCTATGAACCTCCCACGATCCGCCGCCATGTCAATAATACATTTTTGACTAATTTCCCATACGGTTTTGTAAAGAGTCTTGATATCATCTGGGATATCTACAATGTTTTGGATTGAACCACCAGCCTTTACCATGAGATCTTTCATTTCCTTAGACCAGAGACCACGTTCTTTTAGATCATTTACGAGATGATTGTTTACAACCACAAATTCACCGGCGAGTGTACGGCGCAAATAGATATTAGTTGTGTACGGTTCAAAGCACTCGTTATTACCTAGGATCTGCGCCGTAGAGGCTGTAGGCATAGGGGCGAGAAGGAGACTGTTCCTAAGACCCTTAGTTTTTACACGTTCCTTCATTGCGTTCCAGTCGTAGCGACCACTGAACTTTGTCTCCCCTTTCCACATATCAGGTTGAAGAATACCTTGGGATGCTGGAGATCCCTCAAATGTCTCGTACGAACCATCCACCTCCGCGAGTTCAGAACTGGCCTCAAGAGCTGCATGATAAATAGTCTCAAATATATGAGCATTCATAGTTCTAGACTCTTCACAGTCAAATGGAAGACCACATAGGATGAAGACATCTGCGAGACCCTGTACACCTAGGCCAATTGGGCGATGTCTCATATTAGACCGTTTGGCAGTCTCAACTGGATAGAAGTTTCTATCGATAACACGATTCAAATTTTTTGTAACAACCTTGGTAACTTCGTGAAGCTTATCATAATCGAAAGTCTTCGTTTCTTTGTTTACGTACTTTGGGAGTGCGATAGATGCGAGGTTACACACAGAGGTCTCATCTTTGTCAGTATACTCGATAATCTCGGTACACAAGTTAGAACTCTTAATCACACCTAAGTTCTTTTGGTTACTCTTAGTGTTACATGCATCTTTGTAGAGCATGTAGGGAGTCCCAGTCTCAGTTTGAGATTTGAGAATCGCCTTCCATAAATCAGCAGCAGGTAGGGTGGTGTTAGCTAGGCCTTCTTCTTCGTATTTGGTGTAGAGCTCTTCAAACTCCTTCCCGTAGACGTCAGAAAGACCCCTCGCCTTGTCTGGGCAAAAGAGTGACCAGTTACCATTCTCCTCAACTCTCTTCATGAAAAGATCTGGGATCCATAATGCGGAAAAGAGATCCCTACAACGAGCTTCTTCATCACCTTGGTTGAGACGAAGTTCAAGGAATTCCAATATATCCGCGTGCCAAGGTTCTATGTAAACGGCGATAGATCCCTTACGTCGCCCCGCTTGATTGACATAGCGTGCAGTGGCGTTGAAGACCCTAAGCATTGGGATAATTCCATCAGATTGACCATTGGTGCCCCTAATACGAGACTTATTACTACGAATGTCATGGATATGCATACCGATGCCTCCAGCCCACTTTGAAATTTGCGCGCATTCAGTTAGGGTACCATAAATACCATCGATTGAATCACCCTTATTTGCGATCAGAAAGCAGGAAGACATCTGAGGGCGAGGTGTACCAGCATTGAATAGAGTAGGGGTTGCATGAATGAAGAGACCTCGTGACATCTTATCATACGTTTCAATTACACCTGGAATATCTTTACCATGAATACCAATAGCCACGCGCATAAACATGTACTGAGGCGTCTCCACGAGTCTACCATCAACACGTTGGAGGTAACTCTTCTCGAGAGTCTTAATACCGAAATATCCAAAGTCAAAATCCCTATCACTGTCGATATTATCCTTTACCTTGAAAGCAACTTCTGAAACTTCTTCTGTGATAATACCAGATTTCAGAAGCTTTCTCATAGCGAGATGAAAGTTGTTTGGACAAACCTTTTGAATGTTACTCGCCACAATACGGGTGGCCAAAATTTCGTAATCTGGGTCAGATGTAATCATTCCGATGCATATTTCGGCAGAGAGAGTATCTATTTCTTGAGCGGTAATTTGGTCGTACATAGACGAGAAAACCTGTTGAGCAACTTTGGAAGAGTCGCAATTCTCAGAAAGTCCATACGTTAAATTCTTGATCCTGTTGGTGACATTGTCAAATTTCATATCCTCAACACGACCTGAGCGTTTAATTACCCTCATATACTTTCTATTCTAATTTTATTTTTAACTTACTTCTTTCTTAAAGATAAATCAGCACTTCGGACGGTAGCTGTTCCTAGGGTTTCCATGCGGCGATCGGGCTGAAGAAGATAGGTATTCACGTAGAAGGGACCAGTCTCACCAGGCTTAGCGACTGGAGCATAAGAACCAATGAAACAGGAGGGAGCATTACAAGGGATTGTGTCGACAGAATTTGGACCTTTGGCGTAAGCCTCGTTAAAGTCCGAGTAGTTCAGCATTTACTATTATCACATAATTTTTTTCCGGGTGTATATTAAATGAGTAATCTTCATCTGAATTCTGTCAAGCAGTGTGAGACTCCATTGAACGGTTTATTCTTTTCTGAATTCAATAAAAATATCCTTCAGCGTGGGATTCGTCAGGCGTTTAAGGATCGTACTGGTATATCCATTGATTATCAGAATCCAGATGATCTTTATGGTATCATGCGTGTAGTTTTCATCAACAACTCTGGTAACCACCATAAGGAAGTTAACAAGCAGGTCAAGACAATGAACGCTCGTGTCATAGAGACGGCGCTGTCGCAAATTCAAACGGGTGTTTCTCAATACATCGCTTATGTCAGCGACATAGACACAACTAGGACTCTTATGGATCAACCAGTTAATACGAGTACCGTCGGGAAAAAGCTTCCTTATAACAATAAAATTGGGTTATGAGTTAACTATATTAAAGTTACGAAGTGTATCTAAATTAAGTATGAGTCTTAACTATTACAAAAATGAAACCGAAAGAGTATGTAAATCAAAGGGGTGGGATAGAGCACCCGTAGACACAGTTTGGCTTCTTCTGTCTGAGGAAGTTGGTGAACTTGCGTCCGCGATTCGTCAATACAAGAAAATGTACAAAAAGACTAATCTCAAGAAGGATAGGGGTACAGACGTTATGATGGAAATGGGAGATGTATTTAGTTATCTTTTTCAACTCGCTCATATGCTCAACATTGATTTAGATAAAATGTGGGAAGAACATCGATTTAAAATGAATGATAAGAAATATAATCTGAAGTAATAGTAATTATGAGTAAGTTTATGCTCAATGACCAAGATGCTATTAATGACGTCAACCCGTTTGTCAAACATGACTTTTCCCTTCCAGGAAGTGTGAGACAGACTGGGGATTTTGATAACTTTTCTAAATCTCCCACAGGAGAGGGTATAATTGGTGCGGATGAAAGCGTGTATTGCAGTTACGCGTTATGCGAAACTGCTGAAAAACCAACCAATGTGTTCAAAAACATTCATCCTAGAAGGAACATAGACACAGGGTTTAATTGCGACGAAGATGAGAAGGTTAAAGTTGGTGTCGCGAAGGAGGAACGAATTCCCTACTTTGGCGTCTTTCTCATGGCCATTTTCATAGCTCTTGTTGTATCAATTGTAAGACGTTGAAGAAATACTCTAAACGATCTATTTTGACACATTCATCAATAGAATGATGTAAATGTTTTTTACAAAACTTAATAATAAAATCTCTCTGCCAAGCACTTTTCATATTTATAATGGGTGGCTGGAAGCTGGGATCTAGAATTTTAGTAGCATGTGTAAGACGGATATACGTTTTGATATCACGTTTAGATATGAGAATATCATCGAGTAGTAACTCACCCATTCTCTGTCTAACCTCTATAGTCTTTGAAACCATGATATCCAAAAACTTAAGATACGGAATCGTATGTTTCTTAGATTCGAACACCTGCCAATTTGCTAGGGGTTCAGTATTCATGTAATCGGTAAATGTCTGATATCCCTTCCCGTGAATGTACGAATCATACACGATTTCCACGTAAGTGAGATCAGATTCAACATCATGTACAACTTTTGCACATTTAAAGAAAGAACTCATCTACTCAGATAAAGAATATATTCTTTAAACACCTAAGTCGTACTCCAGTGTTCTTTAATTTATGAACAAATGTATTCAACTATTGCAAATAACTCATTTTCCTATCTCCTCACAATTGATGAGTTTAAGAAAGCTTTACCCGAAGATCTGAAACCCTCGTGGATCAAGATCACAACTATCACTATGGTTTCTAGTTTTGTTCAAAATATTAACATCAAACGTCTCCGAAGAATTTTTGAAGAGATTGGTACATATAAGATGAAACGATGTGGTTCAAACACATCGGGTTTTGAATGGAAACTTAAACCTACCACTTTCTACAATCAAGTTACACTGACCTATCACGATTCTTACAGTACCAAGTCTGTCAAGGTTTTCCCCAATGGCTCTATCCAAGTTGCAGGGTGCTGTGATCTCTTTGATTGCAAGCGTATCATTACACAGCTTATTCATATCTTCAAGGTCTTTCTGAATATGGAAATAAAAGTTCCCGTTGATTCTTTCCGGGTTGTTATGATTAATTCAAACTTCAGTCTCAACTACAACATCAATCTCATAAAGGTGGCTGATTGGTTTGAAAAATACAATGACATCTTCAAAGTCTCCTTCGAACCAGATCGTTATTCAGCCGTAAAAATCAAGTTCAAACCAGCTCATGAGATGAAGGAGATTACTTGCAGTATCTTCAGTACGGGGAAGATCATCATTACAGGAGCCGAGACTCTAAAGGAAATTGCTTTTGCTTACAATATTATTAACCAACACATCAATGAGAAGCCCGATATTCGTGTTTCACGAACAGAGGACACTGATGTCTTTGATATTTTCCTTGGATACAGGTGTGATCCATTTGTCAAACATTTGAAGGATAAGGGATTCAAATCTTGGGTAAAAACTATCACAAATAGACAAATTAATTTCTAGCTCTATAGTAATTAAGATGTCGCAGCGACTTGGTATGGCCGATGGACGCTGTTTCACTATCAATACTTCAGCCCAACTCTTCAACAATTACGTGATGAAGCAGAATAGCATTCCTTTCGAGGACAACTATTCTTACAGGCAACTCCTTCAAAAGCAAGGACCTGAACTCCTTACCCAGATTCAAGATGAACAAGGAAAGGGTAAGTGCAACACATGTGACAAGCCTCTCGTAGATGCCTCCAAGATCTACTAACTGAGCTAAATCACAGGAAAAACTTTAACACCATACTCTAGAATGTCGACATGTGCGATATGTCTAAACGAAGTCAAGTCGACGAGGAACAATCCTCCGATTCGTTGTGGACATGTATTTCATTCCCACTGTCTAGAGAGATGGAAATCCCAAGGTAAAAACACCTGCCCAACCTGTAGACGAGTATTCGATGTTTCTCAATTTAAAGTAGAAGTTACGATTCATAATAATTATACACAAGTTTCAAATGTCGTCTCATTAAACGAAGAATCTATGCTATCCGTGCTAGATATGTTTGACGTTTCGTTTGATGCTGATAACGTCCTAGATTTAAACAGTATTTTATCAGACCTTGGGATAACCCTTGCCGACTTTGATTCCGCTATCCTTGACGCAGAAGGATGAACAATACTTATCGTAACTCAACTGAGTATACTTTCTAGATGCAGTACGTGGATCCTTTATTACCTTACCATTAGCATCACCTAAAAGTGGGCCCGTCGCCCATCCACGTTTATGACTAAATACATTAGCATTAAAAATCACACGTTTTCCAACTTTGAATGGCCCAGCCTTCTTGATTCTAGACTCAGGAACTTTAAAATATTTAGCTACCGACTTAATCGTATCACCCGATTTAACCTTATATTCAATGACGCCATGTTGTTTATAGAAATGGAAATCACCTTGTCGGATATAACTGTTAGGTCTCCCAGAAGAGACAAACATCATGATTTTGTAGTATCCCTTCTTGCATTTTTTGTTTCCATCAACCTTGTATACAGATTTGGGGTTGTCGGAAATAACGCGCTTTGGGAGGTCTTTACAGGTGGTGTAATCATGTTTTACATTGGATAACCCAGACCGATCACCTGGTATAGATTTTTGCCACCGATACGCTTCATAGTCTCCCACGGCGTATGCATAACAGTTGTTATTTGGTATACCATTGTTTGAACCCCAACGACGATTTGTAAATTTTGGTTCAGAGCCACTTAACGGAAGATTTTTGGTCTTGGGCATCTTATACTTTACTCAGAAAAAAATGTCAGTAACTAGTAAAAATGTTCGCCAATCTTATCAAGTCCGAAAACAAGTCTGATGTTGTAAATCAGCTTCTCATGTTCGCGCTGTCTATTCTCATCAGCACCTTCATCCTTCGTCTCGTGTGGAACACCTCGCTTGTCAAGCACATCTCTGTGCTCAAGCCTATCAACAGCATGCTCGATGCTTTCATCCTGTCGGTTTCCATCAGGGTAATCTCCGGTCTTGACCGTTAAACTTCAGTATAACCAACAGACTTTTTACCATCTGGGTGAATTATGGTTGGAAAACCACTCATACCAGCACAATCACCACTAGCGCAATCGATAAACTCATATTGTTTACCGGAATTTTTCATAAAATCTAATTGCTTACGAGTCCATCCACAGTCCATGGTCCCGTAAACAACCCATTTTTCATTCGAAATGGCCACAGCAGTGGGTTTCTTACCCATCTCTAAGAGAATGTAGACATTTAGAATGATTAGCACAACGACGAGTAACATTTATAATACTCAGACACTTTAATCACAGACCTTCTTTTTGAGCATATTGCGTTCATCATTTGATAGTTTATTTACGAACTTATTCATATAATTTTTAACAACCTTCTTAGCTGTGGAAGGCTTAGGGGTCTTGAGAGCGTACGCAACAGCTGGGTCTAATGGTCCATTCTTGAGAGGCCTTGCCTTGTTCATCTTATTCGCAAGTTTTCTCTGGGCGTTCTTTTCCCGTGCCAACAATTCCATGAATTGTTTATTA